GCTCGGTGGGTGTCATCGCCAGCCATATGGAGCGCTCCAAGCAACTGGAGTCGGCCGGTGTCAAGGTAACCACGGTCTATGCCGGTGCGCACAAGAACGACCTGAGCCCGAATGAGCCGCTGACCGACCAATCGATCAGGGTGCTCAATGACCTGGTGCAGGAAAGCTATCAGCTCTTTACCGGTGCTGTGTCTGTCTATCGGGGCATGAGCATCGAGGCGGTGCGGGCGACTGAGGCGGGGCTGTATCGCGGTCAGGCCGCGATAGCCATCGGTTTTGCGGATCGCCTGCAAACTCCGCAGGACGCCGTCGATGACCTGGCCCGCGCAGTGACGCAGAGCCGTATGCAGCGGCAAGGCAGCCGAATCGGCCTCCGGGCTTCGGCAATGAACATTCAAGCAAACCTCTGACCGCGTTCGCGGCAGTGATCCACAACCCGCTTCGGCGGGTTTTTTTATGCCCAGGAGGCACTATGTCCCTTGTTACACAACTGCGAAGCGAACGCGCCACGCTGAACGCCTCGATCCAGGCGCTGGCCAAGATCGAAACCGAGGGCGGCACCCTCAGTGCCGAGCAGCTCAAACAGTTCACTGAACTGGAAGCCCAGTTCACAGCGCTGACCGAGAAGCTGGCCCGTGCCGAGACGGCAGAGCGTCTGGCGGCAGCAACCGCTAAGCCTTTGAACGAGAGTGCTCAAGGCAACAACAGCCCGCCGGGAAGTATCTCGGGTCCGTTCAACGAACCTACCAAGCCAGGCGTTGCGATGGCGCAGATGGTGCGCTTGCTGGTCCAGGCGCAAGGCAACCAGCACGCTGCGGCTGAAATGGCGAAAACCGGCGGCTACGGTGCTGACGTACACATGGCGTTGTCGACCGTGACCCCAGGCGCTGGTGGTGTGTTGGTACCCGAAAACTTCAGTACCAGTGTCATCGAATCGCTGCGTCCTAAATCGGTGGTCCGCAGCATGGGCGCCGTCAGCCTTCCGTTGAACAACGGCAACCTGACAATGCCCCGCGTGATCGGCAATACCCAGGTGAGCTACATCGGCACCGAGCAAGACATCGCGGTCACCGACATGCAGTTCGGTGACCTCAAGCTGTCCTCGAAGAAGGCGGCGGCTATTGTGCCGATCTCGAACGACCTGCTGGCCTATGCCGGTGTTAACCCACGCATCGATGGCCAGGTGAGCGGTGACCTGGCCACCAGTATGGGTCTGTCGGAAGACCTGCATTTCATCCGCAGCGTGGGCAGCGCGACCCTGCCGAAGGGCCTGCGCTACTGGGCTCCAGCGGCGAACGTTCTGCCGGCACCGGCTGGTGAGACGCTGCAAATCGTTGATCGCTACCTCGGCGGCATGATGCTGCGCCTGGAAGCGGCGAACGTCGATCTGAATGCATGTGGCTGGCTCATGGCGCCACGCACCCTGCGCTGGCTCCAGTCGCTGCGTGATGGCAACGGCAACAAGGCCTACCCGGAAATCGATCTGGGGCTGCTCAAGGGCTACAAGGTGGCACTGACCACGCAGATCCCGACCAACCTCGGCGCCGGTGGCAATGAGTCCGAGATCTACTTCGTCAACTTCGCCGATTGCTACATCGGCGAGGACACCAACCTGGCGATCGCCATCAGTACCGAGGCTTCCTACAAGGATGCCAATGGCGACACCGTCAGTGCCTTCCAGCGCGACCAGACCTTGATCCGCGTCATCAGCAAGCATGACTTCGGTCCTCGCCATGTGGAGTCGGTATCGGTCGGTACCGGCATCACTTGGGGCGCCGGGATGTGAGTCGGCTCGGCCCTGGCTATCTAGCGGGGCCGTCACTTCAGTTTGAGCGAGGTACTGATTATGAGCACAACCATATCCGTGCGTTTCACGAAGCCGTGGCGCGCCTATTTCCCTGGTGATGTTGCCGGCTTTGAAAAGGACATTGCTGACGCCCTGGTGGGCGGCGGGGTGGCCACGGCTTACAGCGATAAGCCTGTTGGCGCGCCAGTCGACAAGGTGCCGAAGCCGGCCAGCAACAAGACCCCTGCCAAGCGAGGCGGTCCCGCCAAGGTGGATAACGGGTCTTCTGGTGCCGGCTCGCTGGTGTCGGCGCTGGGCGCTGGCTCGACGGTGGCACCTGAGCCGGGCCTGGACAACGATGGGCTGGAAGACTCGGGCGCTGGTGGCGGTGAGGGAGGGGATGGCCCTGAACCAGCCGGCAGCACTGTCGTCGATGGTGGTGGCGGTGAGCCCGAAGAAGACGATGACGAGAAGCCTTAACCATGGCACGCCGAATCGCATACATCGGTGAGCCGGTCCTGACCTTGGAGCAGGTCGCGTTCCAGTGTCGGCTTGACGCTGAAGACACGGTAGCGGAACTGATCACGGACTTAATCATTCCCGGCGTCACGGCGCAGGCGGAGGAGCGAACGGGCGCCGGTATCCAGCTCGCCGAGTACGAGGAAGAGTGGCCTGCGCATTACCCCTCCGGGCATGCGCTCGACATCGGACAGGCTAATACCATCGTCTCCATCAGCCGGCTCCAGGCAGATGGCAGCGAGCAAGAGCTGTCTGTGGCGTATTCACTGCGAAACCGGGGCAAGGAGAGCTTTCTGTTCTTCCCAGATGGCCGGCCTGTGGGTGAGTTGCTGATCCGCTACCAGGCCGGCACCGATCTCGACGTGTTCCCATCGGTGCGCACTTGGTTGCTGATGCACGCGGCCACGGCGCATGAGAACCGGGAAACCCTGGTGGTCGGCGTCAGCTTGGCCGAGCTGCCTGCATCGATGCTCGACACCTTGCTGGCCCCGATCACTGTCCCGCCGAGGTTCTGATATGCGCGCAGGTCCGCTGGATCGTCGTTGTACCTTGCTCAGGTCGGAAGAGGTGAGGCGGCCAGGCGGCGGAGCTTCTGTCGATTGGGTCCAGGCCGGCAAGGTATGGGCCGAGATTAATCTTCCTACCGGCCGTATTGCGGCGGTGGCTGATCAGCTCAGCGCCGTGGTAACCGCTGAAATCCGGGTGCGCTTCCGCAAAAGCATCGTGGCAGGGATGCGTGTTGTTTGCGGTGATACCACCTACCTGGTTGAGGCCGCTCTTCCTGATAAGGCTCGGGCGATGATGAGGCTGTTGTGTTCCAACGTTCCCAACCCATAGTGAGGTTACCCCCATGAAAGTACGCACCCTGGCACGGCTGTCTGGCCCTGCAGGCAATTTCGAAAAGGGCGAAGAGGTCAGCGTGACCGGGGCGCTCGGCGCTGAGCTGATTCAGCGCAAGTTGGCTGAGCCAGTCGAAGCGGCCGAGGTCAGGCCGCCGAAAACTACCGAGCCCAAGTGACCATGGGCGTTCGCCGATCCCGCATGTCGGGAGATTTCAAGCTTCGCCGAACCCTTCGAAACGTCCACCAGACGATCGACAACGAACTGCGCCCGGTGATGCAGCAGAGTGCGGACAAGATCCTGGCGAGCATGAAGCAGCATATACCGCGAGATACCGGCCAAGCTGCCGGAGCGCTTGAGGCGTTTGTCAGCAAATCGGGGCTCGATGCCCAGATCGGCCTGCGTGGGAAGCGCAACAAGCAGCGGTTCTTCTACCTTCGCTTTCTGGAGTACGGCACGAAGGGTTATACCGGAACCATCTATCGCCGCGCCGATAGCAATGCCATTGATGGTCACACCAACAACCGCGACAAGTCGCAGCTTAAAGGGCGACGGAATGCCCTGCGGGCTCGAGATACGAAGGTCAAATCGGATGGGAAGAACTTCTTCGGCAAGTACCCGGACATCCCAGCTCGGCCTGCCCATCCGTGGCTTCGTCCCGCGCTCGATGTGAACCGTGAGTTCGTGCTTGCCGACATCCGTGCTGCTGTGAGCGGTACGTTGCGCCGTGCGAGTGAGGGCTAACGGATGTCGGACCCTTCATTCGCATTGCAGGTCGCTCTGTTCGCAAGGCTGGAGGCGGAGGTGTCTTGTCCCGTCTTCGATGGGGCGCCGATGGATCAGCCCATGCCGTATGTGTCGTTGGATTCCGAGGTATCGGTTCCCAGCGACATTCTCAGCAAACGCCGTGATACCAGGATGATTTACCTATCCGTCTGGAGCTGCTTCAAAGGCCAGGAAGAGGTCAAGCGCATCATGGCGGAGATTGATGCCGCTGTGCACCAAAGGCCGCTACCGCTTGAAACAGGCCGTGTGATTTCCATTCGCGTGGATCGTAAGCAAGCCCTGCGTGAAAACGACGGAGAGACGTATCAAGGCAGCGTCACGCTTCGCGTTTTGACCGAACACTAATCCCAACCTACCGCCCTGCGGTTTATTCACCTGTCCTCGGGAGGACTTTCTATGTCTATCAATACAGGCGCCGGCACGCGGATCTACATTGGTCCGCGCCTGAGTGCCGATCTGCCGGCAGACCGTGCGGCTGCGCTCACGCTTCTGTCTGGCTTGACCTACGTCGAGGTCGGCGAAGTCGAAAGCATTGGCGACTACGGCGACACCATCAACGACGTTACCTTTGCCGGCCTTGCCCAGGGTCGCGCCAAGCACCTGAAGGGCTTGGCGGATGCGGGTACCTCAGACCTGGTGGTCGCTTTCGACTCTGGCGATGCTGGCCAGCTCAAGCTGGTGGAGGCTTTTCTGGACCGCTCTCGTTTCGACTACCCGATCAAGGTGGCCTATATCGACGGCGAAACGGACTACTTTGCCGCCAAGGTCATGAGCAACAAGAAGGCTGGCATCACGGTCGAGGGTGTGCTCAAGCGTAACGTCTCCCTCGGTATCAACTCCGAAATCTACGAGGTCGATGCGCCCTGACGGTGCGCACTTGATCCGGCGTGCGGCTCTTGCGGCTGCCCGCCGTCTCCCTGTTGTCATATCACCCGTTTCCAAGGAACCCACCCATGTCCAGAACTGCCCATGGCACCACCGTTATTACTGTCGGCGCCGAAACTTTCGAGCTGAAGCCGACCCTCAAGGCCGTACGCGGTATCGAGGCCCGCTTCGGCGGAATCGCCCCGGCGATCGGGGAGCTGAACCAGCTGAAACTCAGTGCCATCGCTGCTGTGCTGCT